CCCCACACTAACCGAACAAGCTCGATCAACCAAGTTGACTGGCTTCGAGATGCTTCGCACAGTACATCCCAAATCTAGTTAGTAAGACAGCACCGTGTGAGACGATGATGAATAGTTAGGACGAGGAGCTATTTCCCGTCCATAGAGGCTCTACTCTGTGGGTATCAGTTGGACCATGCGCTCCGGTAATTTTAAACGCCTAGTTTCCCTGTCACGCCTGACATAAGTAAAGTTTTCAGAACAAGAAAGTTGTTCCGCCTCAAAAGTGCCAAAAAGTTTAACTGTAAGATTGCAGTCAATAGAACTTGGAATAGGACAGCGATAAATGCCATCCACCTCCCAAAGCCCCAATCCGGCTGCAACCCGGTTAACCTCAAGACGACAGATTTCTTCAAATTCCAGCCGATCAGCGCCCGTAATACTGTACTTATCATACAACCAGCATGAGAAATCCAAGTCTGAATCGGTTGGAGGAGACTGGACGCGCTCACTCGCGTGCCAGCCTTCCTGTCGGCTCTTAAACCGTTGATGTCCGACCTCTGTATGCATACTATACGCAAGGAGCACCTGCGCATATGGATAGAAAATAGAAAGCTTAGAATCACCAAGCCATGACATAATGTTATGGTACTCAGACCACTGTAAGTCACGCATAATGATAAAATGCTCCCTATCTGCTTTCCAAGCAAACAAAGATTGTGTCCAGGGGGTCAGCAAAAGAAAACGTTCAATCTGTCGGATAAACACAAACTGCCCGTTAGATCTAAACGCGTGAGTTGATACAAAGTCAAAATCATCTTCTCCGCCTATATCTATTTGCTTAAGCATCATCCCTAACCCGCCACTAAAGTTCCTAGTGAAAACAAGCTCCAAGCTATTGGTGATTTCAGTCAAATAATCACGATTAAAAATCGCTATGACATCGTCACCTTTAGCCCAAAACCTAAAATCACGGAATTCCTTTGCACGAGTTAAAGAAGCTGCAAACAAAAAGTACGCGACAGAGCGTCTGGTGTTGCCCTCGGTTGTATTGTTCCGTCCGGACCCTACCGTTCCGTTTAGCAACCAACTGACTAATAGTAGTCGCCCTTCCTCAGTTTGCAGAAAAGCTTTTGCTTCGATTTTAATCGAAGAGACACTAGCAGTCAAATCATCTAACGCACCCTGATAGTGACCTGCAAGTTGATCACTAACCCTGGAGCTACTAAGAATCTTTAAATAAAACTCCTCATCGGTAAATTTCAAAATCTCACCGTGCTGAGAAGCATCAAAACCCGAGACATCGTACATGACGAAACAAGGATTAGGTACTTTCAACCAGGCAGAAGAAATATCAGACGACAAGTCGCTCCAATTCTTAGAACCACA